TGTAATTAATATAATTTATAACACCACCCATGGTGTCTAAACATATGCTTGTGCTGCAAGCCATGTTCCTAATGATAAAGAAGTTCCCATAATAGTTAACCTACTCATCCACCACATAATCTCATGCTTATTCTTTGTTATTCTACTCATGATTAGTGTCCCATTGGAATGCCTGATGCCATCATTCGAGAGATGTTATCCACCTCTTCAGTTATACAGTAATCAACAAAATGAGGATGCTCCTTTAATGCAGGAACATCCTCTTTGGATTTCTGTATTGCTTCATATGCATCTACTGCATATTCACATATCTCATGATGTTTGTTTTGTAAGTCGTGATAACCTACTGTGTAATTCTTTTGTTGCGTTAGGGGCATGATTTTTCAATCCCATACTATCAAATATTTATAGCACAGATTGGGTAATTTTGCCTAGTTCAGTGTGGACTCACTGACACTGTTAGAGAACCTGAATAACTCCCTCTACATCTGGTATTTCCATCATTAACTTTTTCTGTATACCATCCCTTAAAGTTATAGTGCTCATAGCACATGAGGCACATGCACCACCCAATCTTACCTTAACATATCCTCCTGATATCTCCACAAACTCTAACCATCCACCATCTGCTTCAATATATGGTAGAAGTTCTTCTAAAACTTTGATTACATTTTCGTCGTTAAGTTCCATCAGTCTTCTGTTGGTATATTAAAAATAACCAACCACGCAATTGATAGAATAATTATAAAAAATACTCTAATCGAACTGGGTGATGTGTCAATCATAAAAGAATAGCTCCTATTATGAATCCTTTACCAAATGCAAGACATAACATCTGATAATCAGTTAAGTTAAACTTATCCTGTATCTTCTTTGCCCATTTCTTATCCCATTCTTTGAGATCATGAAATGCTTTCTTAATGTCTAGATTCCACATATAATTCCTCCTGTTCAGCAAAATCTAATTTAATTCCCTTAAGAGATAAAAGAACTATCTTCGTTTGAGTTAGTTCTTCACTATAAAAGATAACTGGATCTTTTAGTGATGGGTCTCCACTCATTACACATCCTCCTCTTCTAGAACAGTTTGATAATAAGCCACTTTCCTACGAAGAAACAGAACCTCTTTTTGAAGTTCTGCCTTCTCCTCTTCAAGGATTTCTATGTGATCTTGGTAAATGATTACGCTCATGAAATTATTTAATCAATTAATGATTGCTTAATCATTAAGATATTTACATTGTATAAGGAGGTTCTTCTTTCTTAGGTGGTACTGCAGCAGTTAAATTAAGAGGTGCCTGTTCAATTCTAATAACTTGAGCAGGTGCAGTTTGTGATGCCTTCTCAATCAACTTCTCCATGTCTGCTTTCGACACTGTTGGTACTGGTTTTGCTCCATTACCATTTTGCTTACTCTTAGCTGTCTGTACCCCAAATGTAGCCAAAACTCCAGTAAAAACTGAGGCTATAAATGTCGGATCTATATTCTTCTGTGGGAAGTTTGGGATGGCCACGTAATTTAACGTCAGGATCCCTCCGGACCAGACCAAAATTCCGAGCCGCACAAATGTACTAATGATTGCTAGTTGTTCATCATGATCAGGAACAATAGCATCAGCCATTTTGCCTATAATACCTTTAGGTTTTTCTTCCTTCACCTCTTCCTTAACTTCTTCAGAAGCTTCTGGTGAATCTATTTTTTCTTCTTTTACTTCATCAGCCATAAGAATAATAGTAACTATTCTTATATAGGAATCTTAAAATTAAAAAGGAGAACCAGGAACAGGAAGACTCAAACCACCACCATCAGGAACAGCAGCTGAATCAGAAGGAGTTGGAAGATCAGGTGTACCTATAGGAAGGTCTCCTCCACCCAATCCACCAAGACCTCCGAGAGATCCAGTAACTGCTTCCATAACCTGAGATTTAACTCCATCAATGATGGATGCACGATTGAGGTATACGTATACCCCACTACCAACAACGGCACCAGATACAGCGAAAGACGCAAGAGCAAGTACATTTACAATTTTTTGCATTTTAGATAACCTAATTCTATGAATTGTCATTTAGTGATTTATTTATAAAGGACTGTTTATATGCATTATAATAATCAACAACACCTGCACTTATAACATACTTCTCTACCCACTCATCAGCACATTCATATATTGCTCTATTATTTCCTTCATGTCCGTACTTGCTTATAAGAATTTTAAGTACTTCTTTCCTTAATTTTAGTTGTTCTGGAGAATACTTATCACTCATATATACTCCCCGTTCCAATATATTCTAAAGAAAAAACATCATGATCTTCTAGATCATCATCATACCACTCTTCAAATTCTGCAAATATAGAAAAAGCATCAGATGTTAATGAAGGAATAGATTCTACTTCTCCCCTTTCACAAAGAACATGAATTCTATCACGTGACCAATCGTGTGTATTCTTAAGTGTCTGTTCCAAAGTTTCCATAGTCTTTTTTCATGTACCTTCCAAGAATATTGCTATTATAGTATGCTGGTTCTCCATTGTCAAGAGACTCCTGTAATACATTATTAAGAAACAACTGTTTAGTCTCTTCGTAATTTACATCTCCGAGTCTGGTATGGAGGGATAAGATCTCTCGTTTGAACGCTGAGTTTCCAAGTAACTTTCGATCTGCACTAAGCTCGTCAGAGCTTCCATAGTATTTTTTCCAGTCACTCTCAGACGTAACCCGTCTCTTACCACCTCTAGGCTTACGTTTTTGTTGGAAATACTTTCGTCCAATGTATTGTTTGCCAGATTGTAAATTAGTAATCCTGTAGACGAAACCGAAGAAATCGCCAATATCGTCAGAAGTGAAAGTTGTACCTTTGTAGTACCAGGGATTTTCATAATGTCCCTCACCAGTCGATTCCATTTCATAATTTTTATATCATTCCTCCTATTTATCTTAAAGGTTTATCCCCATGATACCATTTAACTAAAGAATATCTTACTCCCTGAGTAATTTCCGTAACTTCATGGATAAGTCTACTATCAAAAACAAAAATAGTCCCTTTAGTTTTAGGACAAATATACTTTTCCTTATGATGATATAAAATTAAATCACCTCCACTATAATCACTTTCCGAAGATAGTTGAAGAGATAAACTTAATTTTCTTGTATGACTTTTACACTCTCTTTCATATGAAAAATCTGGATGAATTGAATAATACTCACCTTCACTATAACGAGATACCTGAGTGAATTCTTTATCTTCTTCTGATAAATCAAAATGAAAATTTGTATTATTTGCAAATCTTATATATCCATTCAACAACGCATTTATCCAATTTAAATCAGTAAATTGGACATTTACCTTTCTAATTTCTCCAGGTTCTGCATTATTAAGCAATAATCCTTTTCTATAATTATTTTTGTCAATAGAATTGACGATATAATCACAAATCTTGGAAGGAATTTCACCCTCCCAATACCAACATGGACTCAAAGAACTCATAAATTATAAAATTTTTACTTCCACTTATCTGCTTGAGCAATTCTTTCCAATTCAGCATCAGTAAAATGACCAGATGACTGCAATTTATCCTTTATAGGATTATCTTCCACTTCAGGTACTTCAGGTTGCTCTACCTCACTATCTCCCAATGCTTCAGGAGTTTCTGGTGGAGTGGCCTCAGGTTGATCCTCTGTAGGATGTGTAATATTCTTCCAAATATCAGATAATCCTTGAAGATCAGAACTATTTAATGAAGGATTCATTGTATTAATAAAATATTGGTAAAATTATTTAGTCTGTTCTTTAATTGCTAATAAAGTATCCAAAGGAATCCACGCAGGATCTTCCTCTGCAAATTGAACTTCTACCTCAGTAAAAACTTTCTGATAAAATCTACTGTAACTCTCTCTTGTATTCAATACATTACCAAAGGGGCTCATCATTTCAAATTCCATAGTGTTTTTTTATTTATCCACCAGCATAATCATCCCAGTTTTCACAAGGTTTTTCTTTATATGCTTTATAACAATCATCTAAACTATAATTTAAATCCTGAGAAGGAGTCTTTGGTGACATCTTGTTTGATTCCTCCGACAATATAGGATTCGACTTCTGTTTCTTGTGGTGCAACTTGGAGTCCTTTTGAGGAAATCCAATGCTCTGTCCAAGGAAGTGGATTATTTTTTGCAGGTATGTCATAGATTGGTTTAAGTCCTAATGCTTTTATTCTACGATTGGCAATCCACTCAACATATTGATGTAATAATTTATCATTTAATCCAATCATAGATCCATCTTTAAATAGATATTCTGCCCATCTCTTCTCTTCATCTACAGTATTCTTAAATGCCTGAATTAACCAAAGTTCTTCTTCCTTGACTATTTCAACCATGTCAGGATCATCACCCTTCTTCCAATAGTTTAATATATTTTGAGTTATGGCAAGGTGTTGGTTTTCGTCTCTTGCAATAAGAGATATGATCTTCGCACTTCCCTCCATAAGTTTGAGTTCACCGAAAGCAAAAGAACAAGCAAAACTGACATAGAAGCGAATACCTTCAAGGATGTTAACATTAGCAACTGCCCTGTATAAATGTCTTTTAAGATCTT